GTTATATTTTTATTATAAGGCATAAGCGAACAAAAATCAATAGTTTTCCATAAAATTATTAAGAAATTATCAAGAATTTGAGGAATTATGCTCATTTATTCAGTTTATTATCTAATTTTTCAATCAATTTATGAATACCTCGTCCCGAACCAATACCTTTACCTGACCACCAACCTTTGTATGGATATAGTTTTGCAATATGGTTCTTTCTATCATTTGCATTGTAAATGTATATTGCTTTTTCCCTAGCATCCCAAGCCTCTATGAGTAAGTCAGTTGCGTATTGTACACGGCTTGGTTCAAGAGATTTTCGACGCTCTTTACGCTCTTTTTTCATAGTGTCAAACACTGCTCTTAATTCACCCACTACTATTTCTCCTTTATTCCAAAATAAATCAGCCAATCTTCTCGATTTTCTTTGATAGATTTTCGAGAGTCTTCTTCGGTTGCATAGCGTATGGTTTCACCAGAATCGTCATAGTCAGTATCGTATGAGTATAGTTCTTTGTCCTTGTAATTGTAGTAGACTACCCATCCACCTCTAGAATCCTCAAAGTCTGGCTTAAAGTCTGACGTTTGTCGTAGCCTGATTTCGGCTAATCTACGTTCACGGGCTTTTTCACATTCTTGTGAAGTACGATAGGTATTACCAAACTCAAAACGACTAAGATGATATGAGTCATCTTCATCAAAATATGTAAAATTAGTATTGCCATTCTCATCAAGATACCAAATCTTATCACCTCGCTGAGGCTTCCAGTGAACACTGTCTATTGGCTCTTCGACTTCCTCAAACCACTCTGTGAGAATATTCGGGAACTTTTTCAGGATAGTTTCGTGGTAAATCATTATTATCAAGCCCGTTTCTGTGGTCTCTTGGTTTTCTGGAGTACCAGCAATAAGATTTCCTGTTTTAGAGATATATGCCAACTGTCCAGCTTTGAATGTCGGTAATTCTTTTAGAAGTTTATAACGTTTCATATCTTTCCTTAAAATAGCTCCAATTGCGTGGCGTAGATTGCACGGCTAGCTAATATCTGATTTATACGATGAATAGTTCGCTCGCTCTCGTTCAGGTCGTTTAATGCACCTTCCTTCATCTCCAGCAAGTCTACCGTGTCGACCTCATCTAATGACTGATAGTCATCTTCGTAGTAAGGCTTTACTTCTTTTTCCATTTCTTCTCCTCCTTCATCCATTCTTCATCTTGCTTGGCTATTTCGCGTTCTGATATTGCTACGAAACCTAGCAAGCATATGACAATTATTATGCAAATTAAAATAAACATTTACTCTCCTTTCTTTAATATTCAATCACTTTAGCCTTCTCTGATGCAACTACTACATCTGGTCGCCCGAAGTCTTCATGCTCACCGACAATAGCTGTGGAAAAATCCTCCAAAACAATCTCGTGGCAGTTTGAAGACTTAACAATAACTTTATTATGTGCCTTGACACTTACCTCCCAACGAGCTCTAACAATAGCCTCGTCATACGCTTCAACAGTAGCATTGTCGTTTGCGTCAACAATAACCTCATCATATGCTTTGATAGAAGAATCACCATACGCCATGACAAAAGCTCCTCCGTGTGCCTCGACCTTAGCTTTACCATAAGCCACAATCATAGCTCTTCCACGAAGTGTCTTAACTGCAGCGTTTCCGTATGCTTCGATAACAGGTTCACCGATGTCGTCGTATTCAACAATAGCGTTACCACCTACTTTGACTTTAGTATTTCCATAAGCCTCTACTTTAGTATTGCCCCTTGCATCAACAATAGAGCCATTGAGTGCTATGACGTTGATCGAGGTGTCGCTCATTGCGTTTATTCTAGAATGATGATATGCCTTAACGGTGATGTTTTTACACCATACTCCCAGCATTACCGTTAATTCACCCCATACCTCAATAGTGCCTTCTAGGTCGCTACCAACGTTGATAGCAACGGTTTCGCCTACACGTACTCCAGTTTTTAAAAGCTCTTTTAATTGCTCTTCATTATTTATTGCTCTCATAATTTGTCCTTTCTTTATACTTATAATTATAATGAAGTTGATCGTAAAAATCAATAATTTTTACTAAAAACTTATAGATTTATAAGACATTTAGAGTATATATTGCAATTAACAAGACTTTTCTCCTTTAGTAATGTACTCAAGAAAGATAGCATAGTCTATCTTTATAGTAGTTTCTATATATGGAAATACTAGAATAGTGCCGTCTAATCTTTCATCTCTAGTATCTAGATTGAGTTCAACATCAATAAAATCTAGACTTGTATCGATATTATCTTTAATGTAGTTTATGAGATCTTGTCGCTTAATCTTTATCATACTTCCTCCAAAGTTGCTATGTACCTATTGCCGTGTTCGCCATAAATGACTAATTCTTGAATTATGACTTCAGATAGCTGAATGTTTTCTAAATCATCAATCTGAGCTAATTTTAATGCTCGCTCTGGGCTTGGTTTTCTAGCAGAAGCCACAACTTCCATTCTTTGAATCCCATCCGAATCGATATAATGTATTTCCCAAGCCTTCATTCTAATCTCCTACAGGACTAATATCTATCTGCCAGACTTCTTGAATCTCACTAAGATTAAACCACTCTGGTGGTTCTATTGTCCACACCTGTTTCAACCAATTCTTCTTACTGAGTTTTGAATCTTCACTTGAGTTATTAACATATTGCTGATACCAATAATCTGAATCATATAGCTCGTCCTGTAAGGCATAATTCCAGAACTTATCTATTAGTTCTAATTCTGTATAATGCTCAGTCCAGGTAGATAGCAAATCCTCTCCCTCTATTTTATATAGCATCATTTAATCAACCTTTACAGTTTTTCCATCTACCTTAAAACTAATAGCAACACTTTCCTGTATTTTAATACCTGGAAGCTCCTTATCTATTAATCCAGTATCTGCATGAGTCTTAAATTTCGCAGTATCTGGTACGCGTCGATATAATTCATCATCCACTACTACGAAGTCTTCTTCAACCTTTTCTAATCGGGTATATTCTTCTGGAACATTGTTAGGATCTGTTACTCGAACAGTATTGCGAACTGAACAAGTGATTGACCATTTATCTCCTGCCTTAAAACCTTCTTCTTCTGGAGATAACAACTTCTTTATTCCATATTTCGGCATCTCGATTTTCAATTGTTCTTTTATTCGACTGATTTGTGTATCTATAGCTTTTTTTCTGGTCATGAACGCCTTAAATTGCTCACTTTGCATTAAGGCATTTTCTTCGTCTAGAAGTGTTATGAGTTGACCTTGTAACTCTTTAATTTCTTCTTCTTGCATTTTATACCATCCTTTCGTTTATATTGTATTTTAATTATATAAAGAATAAGCTTAAAAATCAATACTTTTTCAAATAAAATACACCAGATTGTTTCTGGTGTATTGGAGGGTAACCTAGACTATGGGAGTAGTTTTAATCCACAACTGCTCGTATTCTTGACTATTTATTTCGCACTGACGAGCTTTACGTTTGCTCCATCGTATCATTCTAGCTAAGCGTTCAACTTCATCTGGTTCGTCAAACTTATCTAAAACGTGGAAGAAATATTGATTGTCAATTCGGTACTTTAAGATCGTAATATTAGATCCGTCCACTACGGTATTCCTTGACTAGATCAATTTTCTCTTCAAAACTTAAGGCTTCAATAGCTTTATCTTTTTCATCCTGACTTGCCCCATCCACGATTTTTAATAAGTCGGCATACATACCCTTAAGAAACTTAAGAGCTTGTTCTTGCTGTTCTATTGTCAATTCACCGACAGGTTTAATTAAAATCTCTTTAATATCCATATTAGTATCCATAATTCTCTCCTCTCATATTAGTATTATATAGCAAATTATCTTAAATGTCAAGCCCTAATGTAAATCGACTATCACTTCTTGCTCTGAAGGGTAATTAGACTTGTAGTGGACTTGATAATGAGCAACAACGTCCTTTATCTTTACTTTTTTAGTCATAACTTTTGAACCAAATGTTTCAGCCACTGCTTTATTGGTGGAAAATGAAGTGTAACCCCTTGCATCAGGTTCACCCTCTCTAATTCCACGATATAGCGTTAGCTCTGTGATTCCTGCGGATCGTAAAGTATCTTGAGTTAATTGCCTGTGTAGTTTATGCTCGGGTCTATTTTTATTCTTTTGAAGGTTTGGTTCACTCAGAAATTCACCCGTTCTACTATCTCGAGGTCCATTTCCCTCTGACCAATCTAACTGATTTACAGTCACTTTATTTATATCTAATCCGTGTTTTTTAAACTGGTCTACGAATATCTCGTTTATAAGCTTTTCTTCTTGATTGACAATGGTCATTTCAGAATAATAGTCAAAGTCTTTGTATGCTAAGGCATCAGCCTTTTTCTGAGCTTTTACACGCGTTTGAAATCTACGACCCAATTGTTCACTTACTGATAGGTCAGAACCGCCTGTACCCGAGCCTCCTCGCTTGCCAGGACGACCTGCATGCCCGAAGTTGCCCGAACCTTTACCGCCGTTGATAACCATTCCTATTATCTGGACTGCTTTAAGTATTGCTTGATTCCTATTCATAGGCTAATTATAACAAAATTCACATAAAACTATCAATAATCACAAGGTATATGATTCTCTTGCCAATAGATAGTTGCTTTTCTGTTGTTTTCGTATTCTCTGCATAACCTAGCATATTTCTCTTGAATTATTGGAGTAGCATTATATCTCTTACACAACCATTGCTTTTCAGGATCCGAAATATCGGGATTATACAAACATAAATCGCACCAAGGAAGACCGGTTACAAACATACCCCATTCCATTTGAAGCAATATTGTAGTTTCAGCATACTCGTAATTTTTGAGGTGTCGTGCTTCGTTAAAAGATTTGCACTCAATTAACCCTATAGGTTTGTTGTCTTGATAAACTACTCCATCTGGTGAGTAACCCGCAATGCTAAATTCATCACTACGAATGAATCCTGGAGTCCTAACCTCTAACCCATTAACTTGTTCCCAGATATACCTATTAACTGGCTCTAGTTCATGTCCACGTCTTGTATAGTAATTTCCTGTAAACGAGTTGTTGGTTTTATCTAACAAAATTTGCTCAACAGGAGTTTTTTTAATTGCGAAGTTATAAGCATCTGTACCAGTTAAGTACCTACCTCTAATCTCAAGCCACTCAGGTGTTCCCTGTTCTAACTTTTCGATTATTTTCATTACTTCTTATTAAGTTCGATAACTCTTTTAACCTTTTCAGATATAGTGCTTTCAGGTTCCTCTTTCTCTTCGTTCGCTACAATTTTAATTTCTACCAGCTCATTATCGCGATAAATATCATTAAATAGTCCGAATTGTGATGCACACTTTTTAAGAGCATCTGAAGCAGCGGCTTTCATATCGTTACCGAAGTCCACCGGCTCATTCGTGCCTTTTTTAAACATTACATCTTTACGACCGTATTGTTCACGCGTAACTGAAACTCCAGTACTTGGGTTGGTAATTGTTAGTCTTCCTCGTACCACTACTGATTTCGTCTTAACTGCCATTTCTAAAGCAGTAGCTTCATCTGTTACGATGCTGAAATCCCAAAAACCACCAAAAGTAGTATTCAAAGCCACGATAACATCAGCCGCCTTAACATATTTCCATGTACCACCACCCTTAGCTGGGCGTTCATAAATCATTGATGGCGATGTGGTGTGACGAATCTTTTTCAGCTGTTCTAGGTTGAAAAAATTCTCTTTACCAGTTGTTAGGGTTAATGCATCCTGCTTAAGGACTACTTGTTTTTCTGACTTTTTTTCCATAATTTGCCTCCTTTTTATGTATTTATAATAACAAATTACAAAAATTAAATCAACCCGTTTCGTTTATTTTTTTAGCTAAATGGCTTATAATTAAAAACACAAGTAATAAGTCAAGAAGGAGGGATTGACATATGGAAAACACACTTAACCATAAAATGGATGACGATTTTATTATCGTACCTAATGAGTTCTTAAGGACTAAATTATCAGCTAAAGCTAAGGGTCTGTATGTTCATATAGCTAGCATTGTGGCTACAGGTGGTCGTATATCAGCTTCTGTGCTAGCAGATAGAAGTACAGATGGAATCTCGAGCGTAGAAAGTGGTTTAAGAGAGCTAGAAGCGGCTGGATGGTTGCGTAGGAGTAAGAAGAGGGATACTAAGGGACATTTTTATTCGGTATACGAGTTGAAAAACAATTAGCAAACATTTTTCTGGAGGGTGAAATGAATAAATTAAACAAAAGTCGTATAAGGTTTGCGTGTACTCCTTGTAACCTAGCGAATAGCGGAACAGTGTCATTACAAGCAAAGGGGCTGTTCGCATATATTGAAGGCAAGCCCGAGGGTTGGCATTTTTCTGCTAGTAGAATTGCTAACGAAATCAAAGAGGGTGTGTCATGTATAGAGTCATGTTTAAGAGAGCTTGAAGAAAGCGGGTATTTGAAACGAGAGAAAAAGAAAAATGAGCGTGGTCATTGGTATTCTGAGTATACAGTGTATTCTGTGCCAGAATATGAAAGAGCATTAGAAGAGGCTGAAGAAGACGAACAGGAAGACAGCACCAACCATTATACGTCCAAGCCTTATACGTCCAAGCCTTACATCACAAGGACTGGAGATGTAAGGGCATATATAAATATATATAATAAAAAGAAATATAATAAAAAGAAATATAATATATTTGGGACAGAAGAATCTGCCCCAGAAATAGCTCAACCATCAAAAGAAATTGTTAAGAAACAACCAACCGACGAGGTAGCTAAAGTCTACTATGAAACGATTAAGACGCTTAAACTACCAGTAAGAAATCATAACAACGTAAGAACTAAAATCAATCAACTTAAACAGGAACTAGGAGAAGAAGATTCGCTTAAATACCTGCAATTCATAATCGATATTTACCCAACTTTACCAGATGATGGATATAAACCTCGTATACTGGAAGCCCTGGATATTTACAGCAAACGAGTCGCAATCGGATCGTGGGTAACTAACCTGCGAGATAAGCAATCTGGTGGAATTGCTGGTTGGTAGTTGATTTTTGCTAAATAGCAAATTATAATTGAAAATATGAAAGCAACAGAAATCACAACTATCACAGGTAAAACAATAACCGTTTCAAAAGAACAGGGCGACATTATTCGTCAAGGCATTCTTAACAAGACTCCATTCGTAACTATCGACAGACCTAATGGGCGTATAATTCGTACATCTACCATTGCTGAGGTAAAAGACATTTGGACTAGTAATCCAAATCAGAAAACTTTAAATTCTAGTAATTCCACAGATAGGCGAGAATCTAAATATGCTGAAGGTTACGAAGCCTTTAAGCGGAAAAAACAAGAACTTCTAAATAAATAAAACCAACCTACTTGTACTTTAAAACAGTTGTGATATAATGCAAGTTATGAGTAAGACTTGGTTAAATAACTTGCAATTTAATCAGACCCAATCCCGTGGGGTGTCTTGCTCATAGTGGTTGTGAAAAAACAAAAACTATCCGCAAGCCAGTCCCAAAAATAGGACTGGTTTTTAAGAACCTTAACAATAGACGAAGACACCATAAAGCAGGATGGAGAAGTGGTTATCTCGCTTGCCTCATAAGCAAGAGAACGTTGGTTCAATCCCAACTCCTGCTACCATAATCGGAGTTAGTTTAGCTGGTAGAACACCAGGCTTTGGACCTGGCAACGTAGGATCGTAGCCTACACTCCGAGCCATAAATTGGAAAAAGAAGTCGCATAGCATCTATATATGGATTTGGATTTTCATCTATATATTGGAGTTAGACTAACAAATTAGTGAGGGAACAGATTAGCGGCAACCTCTCCTTTTTTCATTACGATATCACACAATAATACTGTCAAGACTTGTTATACTTATAATTCTAAATAATTGAACGAAAGGGTATACATGAACGCCAACGCAATCATTAATGACGACATGACATTAGAAGAAAAATTAAGTGCTATTGACGCGGCGTTGAAGAAAGCTCAAGAAGTAGCAGACGAAGAGGCAAAGAAAAACGGTACTATATCTGCTCCATTAGACCCAGCAAGTTTAACGATTTGTGACGGTTGCGAATAAAACGCTTGACATCAAAATTATTTGCGATATAATGAAAATATGAACGAGATAGAGCAGACTTTAGCTGAGCGTAAGAGTAGTAATGGTGATTATAAAGACCACGCTCATACAGCTCAAAGCATAAAGAATGTAATGTTGAGTTCAGCTAAATGGCAATCCTTGTCTGATCCGCAAAAAGAGTCACTAGATATGATAGCTCACAAGATTGGTCGAATATTAAATGGCGATCCAAACTTCATAGACAGTTGGCGAGATTTAGCAGGTTACGCAACCTTGATAGTGAATATTTTACAGACTACCGAGGGTGCTACAGATAATAAGATTGTTAAAGTGAAAGTAAAAGGCGATAAACTCGTAGAACTTTAATATAGAACTTTTTAGCGGGCACTGTAGTTTAACACGCTGGGTGCAAGGCGAAAACCTATCGGCAGGAGAAATCCTATACCCTGGAGTATTGTTAAGAGAAAGGGGCTAAATACTAGAAATAGTTGCTGATTGACGGACGGTTAAACAAAGTCAGAACAGATTCAAAACTATTGCACACCGTCTTTATGTGAGTAAGCCTAGAAGTAGGTTGCCTCACCAGTGTCCACTAAAGAGTTTTATTATGAAAGCAAAAATGTTTCTACACGGCTCAGTGCCATCACAAAAGAACTCAAAACGTATATTCCGCAATAGACGGACTGGTTCACCTATTCTAGTGACAGATAGTAAAGTTACAGAATGGAAAAAGGGTGCTAGTTTGGCGTTTAGAGCCTCTCTACCGCGATTTAATGGTCCAGTTAGTATAACTTTCCTCTTTACTCATAAAACTCGCATACACAAGGATTTAGACAATTCTATAAGTACTTTACTTGATACATTAAAAGACTCAAAAATAATAATAGATGATAATTGCTTAACTGTTCAAAAATTAGAAGCTCAACTGGTAGGTTTTGATTCAAAGAACTTCGGAGTAGAGATAATTATTGAAAATATAGAAAACCCCTTGACATAATTTCAAGTATGTGATTAAATGCCCGTGAGGAGGGGGTTTTGTGAAAAAAACAAATCAAGAAGTTGATAAAAAACAATACAAGAGTTTTGAGCGTGAGGCTAAAGTGCTTATGGTGGATCTCGAATGTTTCGTAGGTAGCACAGAAGTACTTACCCAAGATGGTTTCGTACGTTTTGACAAACTTAAAGACGAAAAAGTGGCTCAATACCACGAAGATGGAACAATCACATTCGTAAAGCCTATACGTAAGATAAAAAAGCACTATAACGGCAATGTAGTTGATTTTAAGACTAGTATGGGAACTATCACTGCCACTGAAAACCATACAATGGTGGCTAGAAGTGTTAAATCGGGTAAAATATTTACATACCTAGCTAAAGAATCTCCGAATACGGGGATTACAATGTATGCTGGACAAAATAAGAAGACTAAGAAATTATCTGCTCTAGACAGACTGGCAATTGCTCTACAAGCTGATGCATATCGAGTAAATGAAGGTGTTAGAAGGTTTGACAAATCAGGTGAACCGCTTGCATACTGGACTATGACTTTTAGAAAGGCTCGTAAGATTGAGCGGATGGAACAGATCTTGACACAAACAGACTTGCGATGGCGTAAAACAAGTCATCGTAGAAAAACAGGACAGTTAGATACTATTTTTTCAGTATATACTCCAATCCAGATGACGAAAAGTCTGGATACCTGGTTTAAGGTGAGTGAATGTGGTGAAGACTTCATTGAAGAGATTGCCTTGTGGGATGGAAGTATTAAAACATATAACTCGGGCTATCGTCAGATTTCTTACTCTTGCGGGCAGCTTGATAATATTGAGTTTGTTCGTGATGTAGCAGTTATGAACAATAAGATGGCTACTTATTGCAGAAATGGATCAGGATACAAGGTAACTATAGGCAAG